TAGAATCTATGTCTGCAATTATATTCTCTATCTGGGTCATTCTCTAATCTGGACTTTTCTTTATCGCTAAGACATTTGTTTTGTTTTAAAACATTACGGCAGAACCTTCTAGTGCGACCATCATTAACTCCAACATAAACCCAGACACCATCTTCAATGTCTGAGGCTCTTAAGTCTATGACTTCTTGCTGAAATTCCTTAATAGCTGTTCTTGCATAGGTTTGTGAGTATCTAGCAAGGTCAGATGATAATAATTGTTGTTCAATACCAGCGGTTATTGATTCTAGTGAAGCATCAGCAATAACATATCGATATAACTCTCTCTTAACTGCTAATCCAACATCATCACCAAGACGAACAAAGAAATCTCTACGCAAATCTTTTAATAATTGAATCTTGGTTGCATCATCAGTAGTAAATGCGGTTGCTAGACCACCAGTTTCAAAAGCATCTAATACGCCAGAATATATCTTATCGAATTGGGTATCTATTAGGTCATTGACTAGCGTGTAATATCCAGCTTGTCTTAATGATTCTCTCCAAACAAATTCATATTGCAGAACATTCTCTGCATTGATTTGAGATAGTTGTGCTATTGCTATTCTTCTGACACGCTCAAATACTTGTTGAACATCTTTGTCAAACTTAGCAATGAATCTGTCTATTTCAGATTGCGTTTGATTGTAGATTGAATCAAGAGTTGGCATTTAATCCAAGAGCAGTCATAGTATCTTGAATTGTTCCGCCAGTTCTAACTTTGTTTAGTAAATCGTTTCTAGCGTTTATATTCTCATCTACTTTAACTCTAGCATCTTCCTCAGTTAAATCTGGATTTTCTCTAATAAGAATATCAGCAGTCTTAGTTAATCCCATATCAATCTTAGTTTGGTCGATAGCTAATTGCTCTTGCTCTGATGCTGGATAGTTAGGTTCAACAAAATCAACAAACATATCTCCATCACCAAGTGATTGACCATAGACTTCTGATACTGTTTTGATTAGTTCAAATAGTTCTTGCTCGTATATTCTAAAGTCTGATTGTTGCTCTACTGTGAATCTATCTAGTTTTAAGTTCTCCATCTGCAAAGCAAAGCCAGATGATACTGAGCCAGTCATTCTGAATTGGCTAGGACTAATGCCATAATTAACAGCAATGTTGTTTGCTAGGTCTTGTGCGACTTTATGTAATTGGTCGTAGTTTGATTGCAGGTCTAGGACATCTATTTCTGTGTTTTGTCCAGTTAATGTTAGGATTGATAATGGGTCTAATACTTGACCAAGTAACTCGCCCACATTGTCGCCTTTACCAACTAATTGCTTGAATGATTGAGTCTTAATGATGTGATTTAAAAATGTTAAATGGACAGCCATATCGATTGTGCCACCAGTTAAATCATCACCAGTAAACATATCCCAGAATGTTTCATCTCTCCAGCCGTTGTGCAAGAATACGAATGGTAGCGTTCCAAATGGATTGACCATTTCTTCGTTATCTTCTACTGGAACAATCTTATCTTCTCCGCCCTCTTTGTCGATATAGTAATGTTCTTCATCAGACCAATAAGCCCAACGCTCTCTTTTCTTATCAACCATTTCAACAAAGTATTGAACAGATTTGACTTCCCCCTGAGAATATTCAACCTCTGTATTGTGTGGGAGTCTAAGCATTATCTTAGGCATTTCTTTCTTATCGTCCCAGCTAACTTGGATTAGCAAATCATTAAATGCGTTCATGTAACGATTGGCTTGAGCCATTGTTTTGTTGATTCTTAAATCTTGGTATAGTTCAGCTATAGCTTCGTTATCGAATTGTCTATCAACACCAAATGAATAAACATTAGAGATAGCATTAACAACCTGTTTGTAGATATTGTAGTTATCGTTAATCTGAACATCTAATTTGAGTTGAGCAAAAGCTCTGTATAACTGACCAAGTTTGTGAATGACTTGCTCTCTGTAGTTATCGTTATACATGTCATAGCGAAGCTTAAACTTCTCTAATCTATTTTTGGTAGTTGGGTCGATACTTCTAATATCGTTCTTAGTGTAGTGATTAATAATCATAATGCGTAGTTAGCTCGTAGTTCTTTTTGCTTAATTAGTCTATGTTCTGTTTCTAAGTAATAACCCACACTATCACTAGCATGGCTCAAGTCTTGTTTTGACTTATCTACTTCGCCCTTATCATTATATGACATCTGTTCCAAGTCGTTTATTAATTCTACATTGCGGGAACATATCGCAATACTAACAGAACCATTACCATTTTTCAACATAGAATTAAAAACATTTATTCTATCTTGCACTCTTGGATTTGCAGTTTTAATTTTAAACTTAGACCATCCAGCGTTTCTAATTATGTCGTAGTTCGTTTGTGCTGTCCCTTGCGACCTCGATTTACCAGACGCATCTCCATATATTGTAGCTTGGTATAGATAGTCGCCCAGATACCCAAATTTTTGTTTGAGATATTCAATCGAATCAACAACTGGCGAGTTTTTCTTAATAGCGTTATCAATAACATAAACAATTCCCCCTATTTCTTGAATTAAAAATACAGCGTTATATGGGTTAATGTTGAAGTCCCAGCTAATCATTAATGGATAGTTTTTATTAACTGGCATATCAGCAATAACATGAAGCTCTCTGTCAAACTGGTGATAGACTTGAGAACCATTAACATTAACAAATTCTCCCATGAGATATTGTTCTAATAGCTTCTCATCATAATCTTCTTTTAGCGTTTCAATATAGCCTTCTGGAAGATATGGGTTATCCATAGTCTTAGCTTTAATTAACTTATAACTTGGATTAGCGTGTTCAACAAATCTGGAATAGAACCATTTAAAACCTTCTGGAGTTCCAACAGTATCTACTTGATTAGGCTTTCCATCTGGTAATGGACTTCTGTTTCTAGCAAGTATCTGTTTGAATGCTTTATCCATCTTGCTTTTTGGCAATATATCGCACTCATCTATTAAACTATAAGCAACCTCGTATCCGATTATGTATTCTGGCTCTGACATATTCCTAAAGATAATCGTGCCATAGTCTTGGATAGTTAATTCTTTATCTGTTTTGTTTAATCGATAAAACAATCCTAGCTCATCACATAACTGCGGAAACTTATCAAAGGCTATATCTCTAATATGACCATAGGTCGGCAAGTAATATGCAACCTTAACACTAGGATATTGCATTTTCTTAATGATTGTCTTGAGAACACCAGCATAGGATTTACCAGCACCAAAACCAGCAACAAGACCAGTAGAGGGAGAATCAGATTTTATAAATTCTTTTTGATGTTTTAATACACCAACTTCTTTAATCATTTATGTATTGTTTCAAACACCATTTGTTTTGGCAATACTTCTGAACAAAGATACACACTACTGAATGGTGGATTAAAAGATGGTTTCTGGTCTTCATAAGACTTAAAGTATGCAATACGCTTATCAAAATACATTACTTCTACTGGAAATCGACTAAACATACCAAATCTCTTTTGACTTTCAAACAAACCAACAACACCTATTAACATAGCAAATGGTTTACCAATGTTGTAGAGGCGTTCTATAATTTCTGTTTTAATACTGTAAGGTGGGTTACTAACAATACAATCACATTCTGGTGGAATCATAAAGAAGAAATCATCACCATTGTCTAAATGTGTGTTAATCACTTCAAATCCTTCTGCTGTCAGCATTTTGACATAATGACTGCGTTCAGTATCAAACGGACACCATATTGTTTTAAATTCTTTATCTTTAAGGTATTTAATAAGTGGTGAGATTGCATACTCTGGTGTGTAATACTCGTCATTACCAGAACTTGCAACCTCATCCATTTTAAAGGATTTAATCATCTATAAGTTTAATGCCAGTAACTATATTGCTTTCAACTTCTTGTTTTTCAATATAGCCACGCTTTTTACCTTTTGTTTTTAAATAAAAGATAGTTGAAGCAGTCTGACCTGATTTAATTTGTTTATGTAATTGGCTTTCAGCAAAATCAATAGCAACATCATCTAATTGCTTAACAGCTTCTGCATATTCTTCATCTTCTTTTAGCCAACGATAATGTGTTTCTCTAGCAATATCTACAGACTTACAAGCTGGAGTTACAACCCCTAGAGATTGTTCTAATGCTACTAACATTGCTTGTTTCTTTTTATGTGTCATATTTCGTTATTTCATTAAAACTTTTATTATTGCTCTCTAATATAGCATCTTTACCAGTAAAGTCTTGCCATCTTTTAATAATTACATCTACATACTTTGGGTCTAGTTCCATTCCATAGCATTTGCGATTCTTTTTCTCTGAAGCGATAAGTGTTGAGCCAGAGCCAAGATAAATATCAACAACTAAATCATTATCAGAACCCCATCTATCAAAAAACCATTCAGCAAGTAACGCGGGTTTCTGTGTTGGGTGGTGTCTTTTTCTGTCGAATTCTTGTTCTGTTCCAAATACACCCGCCCATTTCACTCTGGCAATATCTCGCTTGTGTCTGTTTCTTGACCAGCACAACTCAAAGCACGAACCATACATTTTATCGCTTGACTCATCTGCTTTAACATCATCATTATTATTTGCTCGTTTATCCCAGACAATCCAACTGCCATCATTTTTGTTCACAAGATATTCAGAATAATAATCAGCACCCCACAAGAATACTTCATTGCAATAATCAAAACATTTAAAAATGTTATTTATGAATTCTGGATTAAAATCTTCGTGGTCGCCAATAACATTATCGTATTTTTTGCCACCAGTAAATCCCTTGTCTTTCGCAAAGTCTAGGTTGTTTTTCATACTAGAATAGTCAGCATCAAGAAACATTCCATAAGGCGGGTCAGTAAACACCATATCTGCCTTTTCACCAGCCATTAATACTTCTACCGATTCAAAACTTGTGCTATCACCGCACATAACTCTATGCTCATCAAGTAGCCAAATATCGCCAACTTTAGATACTGGTTCTTCTGCTAACTCTGGAACATCATCTTCATCAGTTAGACCTTCGCTATCTTCCTCAATCTTATCAAATTCTAAATCTAAGCCCCAATCTTCTAACTGCTCATAATCCCATTCATTAGCTAATAGTTCCCAGTCCCATTCTCCAAAGCCAACATTATCTTTAACAATAAATTCTCTCTGTTGTTCCTCTGTTAAATCTTTAACTTTAATAACTGGCACTTCTTTTAATCCAGCTTCTTTACACGCTTTTAATCGCATATTACCGCCAAGCACAATCATATCGTCATTAACTACGATTGGTCTAATATCAAGCATTTGTGGAAAATCTTTAATAGATTTAACAAGCTTTTTAAACTTGTCATCTTTTAATATTCTTGGATTATTTGGGTTTCTTTTTATCTGGCTAAGTTTAATAAATTCTGTTTTCATTTTTACTTTTTATCGCTAAAACAGTTTTTAAATGCTGTCTAGCTCTCTCCTTTTGTTTATCGCTTAAAGTTTTAACATAATTTAATAGTTTTGTGTTGTCATCAAAATAAAGTCTAATAACTTTTGCATTAATTACGCCCTGAATATTCTCATATTTCTCTGACATCTAATGTAACTCGCCCACCTTTTATAACCTCCTCTCTGGAAATAACAATGCAATCTATCTGGCAATCATCAACCCAGACTTTACCAGTTAGCGAGTCTAATAGAATCTTCAAGTAGTTGTCAATATCTCTTTTACGCTTATCTGGCATAAAGAGTTTAATAGTTACGATAAATTTACATTCTCTAGGCTTTAAACTGCCAAGAATCATATTAATCCTATCTTTGTAATCTCTGCCCTCCTTAGAAATGATATTAGTGCATATCTTTCCTCTAGGAATGGCTCTATAACAAGAATTAACACTTGGTGGAAATGGTAAGGTAAATTGTTCTTTATACTTTCTCATTCTTTAATTACCAAATTGTCCTCTTTGCCATAGTAATTAGCTATGCCATATATCGCCCAATGTATTGTTGGTTTATCTTGCTTAATGCGATAATTTAGAGTGTTAGTCGTTACTCCAAGCATATCTGCTACTTGCTCTTGTGTTAATCCAAGCTTTTTAATCTCAAATTTAATGTCGTGATATTTCAGTTTCATATTAATCCCTTATCTAAAAATTGACCATAAGTCATGCCTTCTTTTTCCCAGTATTTTCTAATGTGATACTTAGTTGCTGGAGATACTAGCCTTCTGTTAAAAATGTTTTTCATATAGGCAATACAAGCATCTCTACCTTGTGATTCAGCTTTATCCCATAATCCAGCATAATCAATCTGTTTGTATTCAACTCTTTTTGGCTCAACATGACTAGCAGACTTTAGGTAAGACATAAACTGGTCTATGCTTGGTCTTTTCTGGTCATAGTCAACAGAGTTCTTGTAGTTATCAAACGCTTTCATAATGTTTTGGTCTGATAATTGATTATCATCAAATTTTTGCAACTCCATTGCCCAGATATTTCTTTCAGCTTCTTTGTCTTTCTGGTCATCTCCCCATCTGCGTTGGAAGCGTAGTTCCATATATCCAAGAATATATTGTGCTTTAGCTTTATAGTTCATCATCATCTCCAAAAGTTAATAATGGGTTTTTCATCATTTCACTAGCCATCTGTGAATGTGATAATTGTTTCTTTTCTTTGTATGGACTAATCCAACCCCGCTTTAAATAATTTCTAAATCCAGCATCAAAATCTTTAAATGGTTGCTTTCTATTTCTTGCTTGGTCTTTAAAATCATTGATTAAATTATTTAGTAAATCTTTGTCCCAACAATCTGGATAAATTTCATCAACTGCATTTAGTGATGTTTCATTTGGATAAAAGTTCTCTATCGTTGTTTTTTCCTTAACAATCCTTTTTCTTATTTCTTTGTTCTTATTTCTTATTTCTTTCTTCTTACTTCTTATTTGTTCGGGTTTGGCTTCTATTTGGCTTATAGTTGGCTTAGTTTTGGCTTTCTTTCCATTGTTATATTGTGCTATAGATTTGCTTAAACTTGGCTTAACACCAGACCAAGCTATGTTTAGCATTGCATCATCAAAAATAATTGATTCAGCATCAACACCATTCATTTGTTGGTCGATTATTGCATCTATAAAAAGAACCTTCTGGTCGTCATTCAGCTGTTGGTATATATCAGCATAGGACTTTAGAAAGGTAAAGTATTGTCGTTCTTGCATAATTTCTCCTAAAGTTTGGAAGTAATATACCTAAAAAAACAACTTTATTTAAAAAAATATTAAAAATAACTTGAAACAACATAAATTTATGGCATAATGCAATTACTTTAACTAAAAATATGAGGTAAATATGAAACTTACTACTAACAACAAACTACATACTGCAATTATTAATGGTATGAAATCTGGTGCTGTAAGCAATGTTAAGGGTTGGCATACAAAAACTCAATTTGAGTTTGAATGTGCTAATCTTTGTTTTGTTAAAGGCAAGGAATGGGTTTTTGAAACTACCAATCCTCACGAAAGAAGTCAATGGCGTATTACACCAAATAAAGCATTTTTTAATCTTATAAGTTGTGCAGAAGAAAGATGTGTTGATGTATGTTTTGAAGATGGCACTTTTGAAAACATTGAGAATGAACAAATGATTATTGACAAGATTGATTCTTGGGATATTGAATCATTTGAATTTAATTAGGGGGTAACAATGCCAAAAGATATTGATTATGACGAAATTGGCGATAGACAGTATGATGAATATAAAGAGTTTATGGCTGGTCTGCCACTTTGGATTAAAGAACAAGTAAAAGCTATGGGCGACAATATTTCCGACTGGGATAAATATTGTTATGCTCAAAAACTTTACTATGATAAACAAGCCCAGAACCGAGCCATTGTGCGTTCTATCTGGGGGGGAGAGATAAATGATGATTAGGAAACCACGCAACACTAGAGAATGGTGTGAAGCCATATTTGAGCTAATCTGCATATTTTTATGTGCAGTTGGGATTATCTTTATATTTGCATTTTTACTAGGGGGGATAGTATGGGTAGGCTAAAGCAAGAATTTACTATTGATGACTTTGACCAAGATATTCGTGATTTAACGGACGATTTTATATCTAGTAATACCACGACTATGGGTAACCAAGAAAAGTCGCTAAAAGATACCTTAGCGTTCGCTTCAGAGTATATGAAGTCAGATGAGTTTGCTAAGGAATGGACTAAATTTTGTAAAAATAACTATGGAGAGTAAAATGAGTCAGCAAGATAGATTATTAAATTATTTAGAAAACAACAAACAGATAAACCCAATGACTGCTTGGTCAGAGCTAGGCATTTATAGATTATCTGCCCGTATTAACGATTTAAGAAAATCAGGACATGAAATCATTACAGAAAGATTAGATGTTAAGAATCGCTGGAATGAAAAATGTAGAGTCGCTAACTATATATTGGAGAGATAAATGGAAGCTAAAAAATCAAATATTTACGAAAAATTATCATGGGTCAGGGACAAGGTTGGATTTATTGAAAAGAAATCTAGCAATCCGTTCTTTAAAAATAAATATGCGGACATCAATGTTGTGCTGGAAACACTAAACCCAGTTCTATCTGATGTTGGTCTTGTATTTGTGCAAACACCAAATGTTCTTGGAACGGGTGCGAATGTATTGACTACTAGAATAATAAATTGTGAAAACCCAGAGGACTTTATTGAAGGTCATTTGCCTTTAGTAGTTGCTAAGAATGATATGCAACAGCTTGGGTCAGCAATTACTTATGCCCGTAGATATGCGTTGGTATCCATGTTTGGATTAGAGGCTTTAGATGATGACGGGAATGTGGCAGTTGGCAATGCAAAGCCACAAACTAAATCACAAGAAAGACGAGCCACTATTGACCGAGCGTTAGAAGGTCTAAGAAAAGCTAAAGCTACTGATGATGTTGATAAGGCTATCGATATTTATAACTGGGGTAAAGACCATAAAAACGACATCATTATGAACGAATACACAAAACTATTCGAGGGAAACAATACTGAAGGAATGTAATGGCATCAGCAACCATTACTGGGTGGTTCTCCTCAAATATTCATACTACCCAAGTTAAAGTAATGCTGGGATTGACTACCCTAAGTAGTCGCTTTTAATCATAGGAGAAAATCATGGAAGTTAAATTAAATTCTGGTGCTTTATTTGCAAACACTTATAAAGAGAAAGAGGGTCAGCCAGATTATCGTGGCGAGTTTATTGATGCTACTGGCAAGAAGTGGGAATTAGCTGGTTGGAAAAATACTAGCCAAAAAGGAACGACTTATTTGTCGCTTAAAGCACAAGAACCATATAAGAAAGAGGAAGCACCTCAACCAACACAACAAGCTCAAGCAGAGCCTAATGACGAAATTCCGTTTTAGTAATAAGGTGGGTTGGCTCTAGTCTTATGGATATTAGGAGAGATGTAGAGTGTCTAGTAGCCAATCCCAAAACCTAGTTTAGCAAAATAAATTAGTGATATGTTGGATTATAAACAAAGTCCAGCGAATTTAATATTTCATGACATACATATTCATCTCTTTCACCAAATTCTATAACAGCACCTTCTCCAGACTCAAAGTCAATCAACTGCCATAGTTCTTCCAGACCAATCTGGCTTAGATAAATTCCCATTCAGAAATAGTATCAGATTAATCTTGTTTTGGAGATATTGTTATTCGAGAATGTTCACCATTCTGAGAATGATAAGTAATCGCATGAGCTGAACGCCAAGAGTTATAACCGCCTCTAGTTGCATAGGCATCTCGACCAGCTAATGTTGGGTGTCTTTCAACGATTGCACCACCACATTCTGATTGTTGTTGTTCTGCGTGATGATAATGACCAGTATGGATATATGTATATTTAGCACTTCCCCACATTTGTCTATATCTTGGTTCTGATGCAAATAGTTCTGGAAGTCTTTGATTCTTGACTTTATGCCCGTGATGAAAGCCCAGCATTATCTGTCCGTGTAAATGTGCATAGAACGGGAAATCTGTATCGTCTATTGTTACTCTATCGTTTAACTGATATATTTTCTTTATGGCTTTTCTAATCCACATAGAACCGACTATATCGTGATTGCCCTCGCAGACTATCACTTTCACAAATTGAAACTTTTTAAGCATTATTTCTATTGAGTGCATAATAATATCTAGCGACACATCAATTAATCGGCTAAAGCGTGTATCAGCATCTAATAAATGCTTGGCTGTGGGAGTAACTGCATCTAATCCGTCCCAATGTAAGAAATCACCTTGTAGATTTAATATGCCAGTCTTAGAGTTTGGAGAACCTTGACACATTTCATTAATCGCTCTTAGATATTCATCTTCAGCAATATTGGTGTCCCAGTCATCTCCAGTTTCTTTAGCATAACAATAAGCACCTAAATGAAAATCAGTAATAGTCAGCAAAGTGCATAAATCTTCCGAACAGTCATCTTTAAAACATTTAATCTCTGGTGCTGGAGTCCACTCAAATGCTTCTAAGCGTTCTATTAGTTGTTCAGCTCGTCTATCATTATCTGATTGTGATTTAACCCATTGACCCGTTAATTCGCCATCTCTGTTGTAATAACTAGATACGCCTTTGACATTAAATCCATCTGGCACAGAATGAAGCATATTATATTCTGGTGCTAAACCTTGTTTAGATGCTTTAAACTTTAATTGCTTGATTGTTTTCCAGACCGAAGATTTGGTCATATTAAGAGCTTTGGCTGTTTCGCCAAATGTCTTGTGTTGAATTAAGGCTTCAACCTTTGCCTTTTGACTATCTGTTTCGCAGAAGTCTAAGAGATAACTATAGTCCATCTCTCCCCCGAGTTTAGTTTACTTTATGCGAGTAACCCGACCATTTTGTTTCATAAAAACCTTAGTGGCACAACCCAGATTTGGGTATCGGTATTTAATCGCATTTAAAACCTTAACACAGTTAGGTCTATTAACGCAAATATATTTTTCATGGCTAGGAATACCATCATTCTTTAATATGTGTAATTCGACTAGATTTGGTGCTGGAAAAGCATAGTTTGCCATAGCTTGTCCAGTCATTAACATCATACCCATCATTGCTTTAATCATTTTAGTGCCTCTAATCTTATTTCTATTAATCTAATTTCTTGTTTTAAATCTTTAATTTTTTCTTCTAGTTCTCTTAGTAATTCAACATTAACTTTAACTCTTGATTCTATTCTCCCACGCTCTATTGCATTTTCTGGACTAGGTCTAATCTGTAAGTCATCAGTAACAAGTAGTTTCATAGCTTGATTTAATCTAACTATGTCATTGTTAGCCATATATAGTTGAGAACCTAAAAATGCTATAAAAGCAAATCCTAATCCTATAGCACCATTTACTATTTGTTTATTCATCTGCCTTTAATTTGAGAACCGACATAGAAATCAACTATATTTGATGCCCAATCAAAGATTTCTTCATACTTGACCATTCCATCAACTGTTATATAACTTGTTGAATCTGCTGTAATTTGAAGCCCTAAGACACTAATACCTTTATCAATTACTGGAATAACTGTTGGAATATCAAATATTATTGGAGCTAATACATAAACAGCAATAAATCCAAGAATCATAAAAAATATAACTCTGCGTGTAAATGCAGAATATGGTGATTCTTTCTCGGCAAATTGTCTAGCACTATCAATCGCTTTATTATTAGCGTTCATAGCTTGAATCATTAATTTC